TGCCAAAATTACAAAAAAAATCATACAAATTCATTTTTATCTTGACTTCAGTCATCAAAACTGTTATAATGTGTGTATAGGGTTGGAGACTACAACAGATTATGGCACGAAAGAAGACAACGCTTCCTAACACCGCTGGTCGAAAAGCGGCTCAAAAGAAGTACAACTCCAAGCCCGAGCAGATCAAGCGTCGCTCCGAGAGGAACCAATCTCGTCGAGCAGCGATCAAGATGGGCATCGTTAAAAAGGGTGACGGCAAGGACGTCCACCACAAGAACGGCAAGACCTCAGACATGAGTCGGGGCAACCTCAAAGCCGTCTCACCTTCAGTCAACAGGGATAAGAAGTATCGATAATGGGTAAAGCAAAGCATCCACACGACAGTCGTCGCCCAGAGTCGGCAGCAGTCAAGCTGGGTGTCGAGATTTACCGTGAAGAAGGGAACGTCGAACCCCTTCGTCATTCTCTTACTCCTCGCCAGAGGGCCTTCTGTGAAGAGTACGTCGTCGATTTCAACGGAACGGCGGCAGTCATTCGAGCGGGCTACTCCAAGAACTACGCAGATCGGCAGGCGCACACCCTCCTGAAGAATGAGGGGGTTGCAGCTTACATCGATTATCTCACTGGCTCAAAGGAGGCGAAGATCACTGCAATTGATCCTGACTACGTCATCGCCAAGGTCACTGAGATTATCACTAAAGAAGGCTCCAAAGACAGCGATAAGCTGCGGGGCCTTGAACTCCTCGCCCGCCACCTCGGGATGTTCATCGACCGCCAGGAAATCACTGGTAAGGACGGTGGTGCCATTGAGGTTGAGCAGCGGCGAATCGAAGAAGAGGCACAGTCCTTCACTCACCTCATTAATGGTATGAGAAAGAAGGCAGAAGAAAAGGCTCATTAATGACAGAACAACTCTCCCCTGCTCAGATTCTAGCCGCACTGCCGGATGAAGAGAGGGAAGAGTATCTCGCCTCACTCACTCCCGCCATGAAGGCGGCTCTCAAGTACAATTGGGAGTTCTGGGCGAGACCTAATCAGTTAGAGCCTGAAGGCAATTGGACTACTTGGCTTATTCTTGCTGGACGTGGTTTCGGCAAGACCCGTACAGGGGCGGAGACAATCCGTAAGTGGGTCTGCGGCGACACGCCTCTCTCTCCCGGTCGCTGTTCTCGCATCGCTCTGGTCGCTGAGACCGCCCCTGACGCCCGTGACGTTATGGTGGAGGGACCTGCTGGTCTCCTCGCCTGTCACCCGAAGGACTTCCGTCCTACCTATTACCCCTCTAAGCGTTCCGTCGAATGGCCTAATGGAGCACAGGCCATCTTGTTTAACGCCGTTGAGCCTGATCAGCTTCGTGGTCCGCAGTTCGACGCTGCGTGGTGTGACGAGCTTGCAAAGTGGCGGTATGCTCAAGAAACTTGGGACCAGCTCCAGTTCGGTCTTCGGTTAGGAGAGCATCCCCGGCAGATCGTGACCACAACCCCCCGTCCTATTCCTGTCGTCCGTAAGTTGATTAACGATACATCAACGGTTGTGACGAGAGGACGTACTTATGACAACGCAGCTAATCTTGCTGCACCGTTCCTTAAGCAAGTCGAGGAGCGGTACAGTGGCACGAGGCTCGGTCGGCAGGAACTCGAAGGCGAAGTTCTTGACGATATGCCAGGCGCTCTTTGGAACCGCGAGATGATCGACGGTCACAGGAAGCCCGAGGCTCCTGAGTTAGAACGGATCGTCGTTGCTGTTGACCCTGCTGCTACTAGCGGGGAAGAGGCTGACGAAACGGGTATCGTCGCAGTGGGCATCGCTCGTGACGCAGACGGCAACCAGCGGGGCTACGTCCTTGCTGATCGCAGCATGAAGGGTACTCCCGATGAATGGGCTGCCGCTGCTGTCCGTCTCTACCACGAACTCGATGCAGATCGCATCGTCGCTGAAAAGAACCAAGGCGGCGAGATGGTCGAAGCAGTTCTTCGCTCGAAAGATAGAAGTGTCCCGGTAACTCTTGTTCACGCAACTCGCGGCAAGATCGTTCGGGCCGAGCCGATTTCTGCTCTCTACGAACAAGGGCGAGTTCATCACGTCGGAAGGTTTGATAAACTTGAAGATCAGATGTGTTTGTTCACCCGCGATGCTGACCGTTCACCGGGTAATAGCCCTGACCGTGTTGACGCTCTTGTGTGGGGGCTGAGTTCGCTGTTCGAGAGAATGACGGCTCGCCGACGCTCAACGGGCGATAAGCAGTCCGCTACTGTTATCTCTAACATCAGAGAGAGAGTGGGTGGGCACGTTCCTGATACTATGTGGATGGCAGGCTAACCTTGGCAGATAAGCAAAAAGAAATAGAGGGTGACGCCCGCGAGATCGGTACTCCGAAAATCTTTGGTTTCAAAGAGAACGGAACGGTAGCGGACGACTACACCCCCGAAGGCTTCGAGAGCCAAGAGGACTTCCTTAGCGAAATGCGGGAATCCTACGCCCTTGACCTTGAGTTTGATCGGGAGAACCGGATCGAGGCGGTAGAAGATAAGCGTTTCGCTGCTGGTGAGCAGTGGGACCCGATTGTTCTCCGCCACCGTGAAGGTCTTCCCTGTCTAGTTATTAACACCGTTCCGCAGTTCACTGCACAGCTTGTGGGTGACTGGCGACAGAGTCGCAATGCCGTTAAGGTTGTTCCCTCGGAGAATGGTGATGCTGACGTAGCGAGTATTCGCTCCGATCTCATCCGCTCCATTGAAATGCGTTCGCGAGCCGCTCGGGTTTACGACAACGCTTTCGAGAGTGCGATTACTTGCGGCGACGGTGCTTACCAGATCGCAGTTGAATACGCCAGCGAGGATGTATTCGATCAAGAGATCGTGATTAAGCCTATCGATGACGCCCTCTCAGTGGTGTGGGATAGGATGTCAATTGACCCAACGGGTCGTGACGCTACTCACTGTTTCGTTGATGAGATTTATCCTCGTAAGGAGTTTGAACGGCTTTGGCCGGGTGCCGATCCTAGCACATTAGATAACACGACGCTCAACGATTGTCGTGCTGGTGGCTGGATTGATACCGACGGAGTCCGAGTCACAGCTTATTGGCGAATGATCGTTCGTGATCGGCTTCTCGTTCTCTTCGAGGACGGCAGCATTCACGCCATCGATGACAACTACGACGAATTGATTGAGAGGCATGGCAATCCGGTTAGGTCGCGTATCGCTCCCTGCCGCTATGCTCAAATGCATCTCGTAACTGGCTTCAAGATTCTGGCCGGTCCTTTTGAATACAAGCTAACTCGTCTCCCGATCATTCGTATGTCGGGTCGAGTGGTTAACCTCGGCGGTCGTCGTGTTCGTCACGGCCTCGTCCGGTTTATGAAGGACCCTGTACGGCTCAGGAACTTCTGGCGTTCGGTTGCTGCTGAACAGCTCGGCTACGCACCGAAGGCACAGTGGATTGCTCCTGAGAGTGCAGTTGAGGGCCGTGAAGATGACTTCCGCAAGGCGCATCTCTCGCGTGATCCTCTGCTAGTCTACAACGACGACGCTGTTGCTCCGCCGACTCGCGTCCAGCCTCCGCAGATTGAATCCGCCCTTCTGAATGAAGCAGCGGTCAATACGCAGGATATGAAGGACGTCACCGGCATTCACGATGCCTCGTTGGGCATTCGCTCTAACGAGACTTCCGGCAGGGCCATTATGGCTCGCCAGCGTGAAGGCGACATCGCTTCACTGACCTACTACGATAACGGCAACGCCGCGATCTTGGAAGGTGGCGACGTCATCAATCAGCTTATCGGTCAGATTTACGACGGAACTCGCATCATCCGCGTCATTGGCGAGGACGAACAAGCGAAGCTCCTGAAGATTAATGATCCGATGGACCCCAACTCCCCTGATCTCGCAGTGGGCACTTACGACGTCGCCATCACAACTGGTGCTTCGTACACTACCCGCCGCGTTGAAGCCGCACAGGCAATGATGGAAGCCGTCCAGGTCTTCCCGCAGTTGATGCAAGTCGCTGGCGATATCATTGCTAAGGCTCAGGATTGGCCGGGTGCCCAAGAGCTTTCGGAGCGTCTGCGTAAGACCATTCCGCCTCAGTACCTTGAGGGCGAGAAGGACGAACACGGACAGCCGATTGAAGGCAATGGCGTTCCGCCTGAGGTCCAACAGCAGATTGCTGAAGGCCAAGCCCTTATTCAACAGCAGGGCCAAGAGCTTGAGCAGTTGAAGAGTGAGTACGAGTTGAAGCTGGAGAAGCTGAAGCTCGATGCGTTTAATGCCGAGACCCAGAGAATTAAGGTTCTTGGTGAATTGAACGTAAAGAACAGAGAACGCAGCGAGGAAGCTCAGGACGTTCTCGAAAGGATGTAAGTCCTTCCGGTCCTCGGGAACCGCCTCCGCCTTTTGGCCTGTAGAGGGAATCCCGACCAGTTTTCGCCCAGAGGCTTTGACCCCACCTCTGGAATAGCGTCATGGGGACGAGAGGACACTCGTTAATGTCTGATACCGACGGCACTACGCCTGTTGTTGAAGTTGATGTGAATACCGACAACCTCGATGATTTTGAAAACCTATTCTATGGCTCGGCCAAGCCAGCGGAAGTGGTTGAAGAGGTCACGGATGAGGACGTCAACGACGTCGATG